TTGTAGGACAAAAAGATCTTGCAATAGCGCAGCTTGAAAAAAACAATGTAATTTTAAAAGAGAACACTATTAAACTTGAAACTGCGTTTGAAACAGCAGAAACAGCAAGAGTGCAATCTGAGCAAAATTTACAAAAACAATTAAAAGTAATTGGAGAGTTGGGCGAAAAGAATAACGCTATGCAACAAGAAATGGACAATTACTTATCTATTTTTAAGAGACACGACCTTACTAGACTTGCAAAAGCAAAGCCCGGGCTTATACAGCCTCGCATTAATAAAGGTACTAGGGAAGTGTTTCGAGCAATAGAAGAAGCAAGTAAAGAGGTGCAAGATGCGGACTCTAACTAGTCTATCCTTAGTTATGTTACTTGGTGGATGTTCATGGCTACAGCCTCAACCTCTGCCTGCTCCAGAACCAATAATTAAAACAGTTACTGAGTATAAAACACTGGAGATCTATCAGCCTCCTTTGCCTAAAGCAATTAATTTACAAGACGTAGAATTTTTTGTCGTTACAGAGAAAAATTTTGATGAACAGATAGTCCAACTTAAAAAATTACAGGATGGATCTTACGTTCTTTTCGGAATTACTCCTTTAGACTACGAGAACATGTCCTACAATTTACAAGAGCTTCGTAGATATATTCGCCAACAAAAAGAAATAATTATTTATTATCGAGAAGCAACACAAAATGATGTTGGTACTGATGCAGAAGATTGGCTTGAACAAAACGAAGAAACTTTAAAAGATCAAAAAACAGAGCAGTAGTTATGTCCGTAGAAATTAGTCGTCGAGATATAGTATCCGAAGAACTACACAATTTAGAATCTGAGACACGCTTTCTTAAGCTAGCCGTAACTCCCTACCTGGAGCTTCTCGGTGTTACACCTTTACCTTCTCAGGTAGCAATTATAAATGCGATAAATAATCCAAAATATCGCTTTGTCTGTGCCGCAGTCTCTCGAAGACAGGGCAAGACATACATCGCCAATATTATTGGGCAGCTAGTATCCCTAGTTCCAGGCTCCAATATTCTTATTATGTCCCCCAATTATTCGCTGTCTCAGATTTCTTTTGACTTACAAAGAAATCTAATCAAACACTTCGATTTAGAAGTTACAAAAGACAACGCTAAGGACAAAGTTATAGAACTGAGCAATGGCTCAACGGTTCGAATGGGTTCTGTTAACCAGGTTGATTCCTGTGTAGGAAGAAGTTACGATTTAATTATATTTGACGAGGCGGCGTTGGCAGACGGACGTGATGCGTTCAACGTAGCTCTTCGACCTACTCTAGATAAAGATAACTCTAAAGCTATCTTTATTTCTACCCCTCGGGGCAGGAACAACTGGTTCGCAGAATTTTACGATAGAGGTTTTAATGATGAGTTTCCTGAGTGGTGCTCTATACGAGCTACTTATAAAGATAATCCGAGAATGTCTGAATTGGATATTTCGGAAGCTAAAAAATCTATGTCCGATGCTGAATTCAGGCAAGAGTATGAAGCAGATTTTAATACATACGAAGGACAGATATGGAACTTCGATCACGAACAGTGTATCGTTAATAATGAAGTTCTCGACATATCTAATATGGATGTATTTGCTGGTCTCGATGTGGGTTATCGTGATCCAACTGCATTCTGCGTAATAGCTTATGATTGGGACGAAGAAGAGTACCATATATTAGGAGAGTATTTAGATGCCGAAAAAACAACGGAACAACACGCCCTTAAAATACAAGAGTATATTGATATGTTCGATATTGACTATATCTATATTGACTCTGCTGCTCAGCAAACTCGATTTGACTTTGCACAAAATTATGACATTAGTACCATCAACGCTAAAAAATCCGTACTTGATGGAATTGCACATGTAGCAAGTATTACCGATAATAATAAATTACTGGTTGATCAAAGATGCTCAGAAGTTCTAAGTTGTTTAGATCAGTATCAATGGGACTCTAATCCTAATTTAGCCAAAGAAAAGCCAAAACATAACCGAGCATCCCATATGGCGGACGCTTTAAGATATGCACTATATTCGTTCGAAACTAGTAACAGTGGGTTTTAAAGATACCTGTAAAAAATAGTATTTGACAATTTATCCTACAGAGGCTATAATTCAAAATGAAAAAGCTCAAAAGAGATCCAGTAAAATATATTAGGGATCGCGCGAAATCAAAGTACGAAAAGGGCACAGAGTGTGAAATTTGTGGATCAAACACTGAATTAGATTTTCACCACTTTTCTTCTTTAGCTCCTCTATTAAGGGAGTGGTTAAAGAAGAAACAAAGAGAGCGCCCAGATCACTACGTAGATGAGTACATTATTATTTGGCGAGATGAGTTTATAGAAGATAAGTGGGCGGAGCTGTATAACGACACAGTAACACTTTGCCATAAGCATCATTTGGAACTGCATAGATTGTATGGCAGAAATCCAGCCCTAGTGACAGCCACGAAGCAGATGCGCTGGGTAGAGATTCAAAGAGAAAAACATGGCATGGTATGATAGAATAATTGGCAAAGCGCCCGAAGTGGAGGAGAAATTAAATCCTGCACAGCCATACTTTGATCATAAAACAGAACCCTCTCGAGAAAAAATAACGAGCTACGAAAGGGCCTATGAAGATCTCGAAATTGTTAATCGAGGTGTAAATTTAATTGTAGACGATACTTCTGAAATACCTATTAGTGTAGGTGCTCAGGTACAGGGAATGTCTAGTGTAATTAAAGGGATCAAGCGTTCACGAGTCGAGCTACTCCTCAATAAAGAACCAAATCCCTTTCAAGATATTAGTACTTTTCGTCGCAACTTAGTAACAGATTTTTTAATAGATGGAAATATATTTATTTACTTTGACGGTGTCCATCTCTATCACTTGCCAGCAAATAAAATGACAATACACGCAAGTGACAGTACTTATATCGAAAAGTTCACTTTTAATGAGCAGATTAATTATAAGCCTAGTGAAATTATTCACATAAAAGATAATTCTTTTTACTCTATATACCGAGGAGTGTCCCGCTTAAAACCTGCTCTTAGAACTATGATACTTACCCGTAGTATGCGCGACTTCCAAGATAACTTTTTTAAAAATGGAGCAGTGCCCGGGTTAGTACTTAAGTCGCCCAACACACTCTCGGAAAAGATTAAAGAGAGAATGATACAGTCTTGGACTGCTAGATACAGACCAGACGCAGGCGGACGAAGACCCCTTATTTTAGATGGTGGAATTGAAATTGACTCCGTATCAAATGTAAACTTTAAAGAATTAGATTTTCAAACAGCAATTGCAGAAAACGAAAAAATTATTTTAAAAGCACTCGGAGTTCCCCCTATTATGTTGGACTCAGGGAATAATGCGAATATTCGACCAAACATGAGAATGTATTACTTAGAAACTATACTTCCTATTGTTCGTAAAATGAATTTTGCACTAGAAAGATACTTTGGATTTTCGCTTTCGGAAGATATTACAGATATTCCCGCACTGCAGCCAGAGTTAAGAGATCAGTCACAGTACTATTCTGCACTTGTAAATACTGGTATTATTTCTCCCAATGAAGCGCGAGACGCTCTTGGTTTTGACTCAGTAGAAGGGTACGATGATTTAAGAGTTCCTGCAAACATCGCAGGTTCAGCAGTAAACCCAGATGAAGGCGGGCGCCCCGTCGAGGAGGTAGAAGAATAATGGGAAGCATAAGAAAAAGAGGAAAAGTCCTCGAAGCAGTATCAATGGTAATGTTAGAAGAAGGTAAGATACTTACTAAGCGTGAGTATGAGCATATTGAAACACGCACACCTATTCGAGCAGGTCTTGTACTGAACTTTTTTGGGAGTTGGACTCGTATGTTGAGTATTATGGAGAACTCTCTTCCGGAAGTGTGGGCAGAAATTAAGAAGAAGGAAACCCCTCCTCCTAAGCCCGAACCCACGCCTAAACCCGCAGCGAAGCCAAAAGCAGGTAATGCTCTTGAAGCTTTGAGCAAGTCTGCTAAAGCAGAAAAGAAGAGTGAAAAGTAATGGAAAAAATATTTAACCTCACTTCTACCTTTAAAGCCCTCGATGAAGACGATGGGGGTGTTCATATTTGCGGTATGGCTAGCACAGCCGATTTTGACCGTGCTGGAGATACAATTGATCATGCAGCATGGACAAAAGGTGGATTAAATAACTTTGAAAAGAACCCTATTATTCTTTTCAACCACAATTACGACAAGCCTATTGGCCGAGCTACTGGACTAAAAGTTACTCCAGACGGTCTTGAGCTAAAAGCAAAAATTTCAAAGTCTGCGCCTGATCATGTCGCGCAGCTTGTAAAAGAAGGCATTCTTGGAGCATTTTCTGTTGGTTTCCGAGTCAAGGATGCTGATTACCTATCGGAAACCGACGGATTAAAGATTAAGGACGCTGAATTGTTCGAAGTATCAGTAGTATCGGTACCTTGTAACCAAGCAGCTACTTTCTCTCTGGCGAAGTCATTTGATTCTATTGAAGAATATAATGAGTTCAAAAAAACTTTCACTAATAGTGTAGATCTAGCCGGTCAGTCTCTGGCTAAAGATGAAGATTCATTTGAAGCTAGTGATACACCGGATGGAACTGAAAAGTCAGTTCAAAAGGAGATAAACATGTCGGAAGTAAAAACTCCCGAAATCGACCTGGACGCTTTTGCTAAGAAGGTGGCAGAAGAGACTGCTGCTAAGATTGCAATTCGACAGGCTGAAGAAAAAGCCGCAGCAACCGCTGCACAAAAACAAGCTGAAGAAGTAGAAGCAGCTAAAGCTCTAGAAGCTGAGACTGTAAAGTCAGCTATTAAAACAGGTATTGAGTCAGGCACTGAAAAGTTGCTTGCTGATGTACAAGAAGACCTTAACAAGAAGAATTCCAGCATGGAAGAAACTCTTGCTAAATATAAGCGCGACCTCGAAGAGAAGTCAGAAGAAATCTCTAAGATGCGTGAGTCTAAGCGTGTATTCGCTGATCGTAGTGAAAAGTCAGACATTAGCAAGTGGGGCCAAGACTTTATGACTGCTCACCTTCTTGGTGTAATGACTCGTAAGGGTTTCAACACTTCTTTTGCTCAAGATCTACAAGAAAAAGCTGGTATCGATTATACTACTAACGCAGCAGACATCGATCAGGAAGTTTCTAATCTCATCGAGAAAGAAATCATGAATGAGCTGAAAGTAGCTCGTTTGTTCCGTGAAATCCCAGTTAATGGTGCAGCAACTGTACTTCCTATCCAGCCTGATGTTGATGCGGCTGCATGGGCAACTGCCGCTACTGGCGGAAACTTGCAGAACCAAGGTAACTCTGGCAGCAACGCTAACAAGTTCCAGCCTAAGCAAGTAATCTTGAATG